CTTTACAAGCATAGGTCGCGTCACTATAATGCGCGCTCTTTCGAGGTACCGGGGGTATAGCTCAGCTGGGAGAGCGCTTGCATGGCATGCAAGAGGTCAGCGGTTCGATCCCGCTTATCTCCACCAAAGAGCATTTTAAAAATCAAAGTCCCCATCGTCTAGAGGCCTAGGACATCGCCCTTTCACGGCGGTAACACGAGTTCGAATCTCGTTGGGGACGCCACCATTTTCCCTGTTTGGACTGGAATTTTGTAGTGGATACAGCAGTCCATGCTTGAGTAGTTAAACTCGATGCGGTCGATCAGGCCGCGGAGGATTTCTTTCAAATCGTCGCGATCCAGCTCGTCGAGGTTTTCGGCGATGCCGTTCAGGATCACTCTCACATCCTTTTCCTCGATCTGTCGCAATGCGCGCGATTGCCGCGCGGCGGTCTCGGCCGCTTCCATGCGCCGCTGGATGTCGGCGCGTTCCTGTTCCATCGATTCGATTTTGCGCAGCAGGGTGGTGGTGGCCGTCGTTTCTGCCAGCAGTCCGGACAGCCGATCGATCCGCGCATCGATGCGGTGGATCTCCTTTTGCGCCTGTTCCAGTTCTGCGCCATCATCGGTGCGCGCCGAAATTTTGCGCGCGGATTTGATCAGCGCTTTGGCGAAGGCATCCGATTTCAGATCGTCAGTTATCTGACGCAATACCGCGCCATCTACGCGCATCGATTTAACGCTCTTTTTGCCCATCCGGTAGTATTCCCCGTTGCCATGCCATGGCTGACCCTCGGCGTTGGATAATAGGCCGGTCAGGAGATGGGTGGCGCGCGTTTTGTAGGTCTTGGTGCGTCCCGCTTCGAGCCGCTGCAGGATGGCTTCGGCTTCGGCATCGGTGATCAGCGCTTGGTGGGTGTTGCGCTGCATCAGCCATTCCGCGCGCGGGCGGCGCTTGATGCCGCCCTTGTAGCCGCCATCGGTCTTTTCGTTGTGGACGTTCCAGACGGTGTGCCCGGCGTAGCTGAGGGCGTTCCATTCGATGCCGTTGAGGCTGGTGCGGGCGAGTTCCATGCCGAGCTGCTCGGCCAGGTGTGTGCCCATCAAACCCTGTGCGCGACCCTTCAAATAAGTGGCGATCTTCGGCGCGTTGTCGTCGGTCACCAGCCTGGACTTGGTGACCGGCTCGCCTTCGCGGATCGCGCCGGTGGGGATGTATTCGAGCCGGTAACCGAACGGTGCGCGGCCGCCGGCGCGGTATCCTTGCCGCACGTTCTCGGCCATGCCGGCGAGACCTTTTTCGCGCGACATGAAACTGTGCACTTGATCCATCGCGTGCAGCACCGCCGGCAGGATGATGCCGGTGACGCCGTCCAGCTCCGGGGTCTTGGCGAAGATAACGGAAATGTCCCTTTTCCGGCACTCGTGCATGAAGCTGTGGGCGATGTACTGGTTGCGGGCGAGGCGCGAGGTGTCGACCATCAGGAGGACACTCCACGGGCGGGATTTGTTGTTGATCTGCCTGATCAGGCTCTGGAAGCCGGGACGGTTTGAGTCCTTACCACTTTCAACGGCGTCGTTGAACTCTTCAACTATGATCAGGTTGCGCGACTTGGCCAGCGCCTGCAGCTCGCGCCGCTGGGCGTCGATCGAGACGTCCGATCTATCATGACTTGATCTACAATAGATTGCTGCGCATTTCATGCTGGTTGTTTTTTTACACGGAAGAGTCTTTTAAGGTGTCTACTTCACATTAGGCGGTAGTATTAACTCAGTCTCAATAGGTGCATCAAACCCAATGTGTATATGTGGGCCGAACAATTCCATTACTCTCCACAGTTGCATGTGATGGTATCCTTCCGCATCATTCGCCGGTGGAATGAACGGTTCCATCTTTGGGAATGTTTTACGCAAATCTTCATGCTCATGTCGAAGAATCTCAAAACCTTTTGGCTTGATTTTCAGTTTTACTGTGTCATTCAAATTTAGTTTCATACTTGCCTTTCTGCTCCTAACGCGGTGCTAAACGCGGATTGAATTGGTTTTTGCGCAGCCACAACGCGCAGCGCCGGACGTTTGGATTTATTTCGCTCATCGATTTTAATGAAAAGCAGGGCGAACAAATCCGCCGCTAAAGATGTATCCGGTAAACCTCGGGAGCGGACTGTAATCTTACGCGGCGGCATGGTCAACCCGCTTGAATTCGATCACCCACACCCAAGGGTTTGCATCCCATGAGCCGGAGCCGTTGATGGATTCCCAAAGCAACCTATATTCATCAATGAATTGTCCAGCGGCATAAAGGCCGGTTTTAGTTGGATACACACCTTCTGCCTTCGCGTCATCAGCGCTGATGTCCTGCAACCGCTCCACGCGCACGTTGACAATCTCCAGCGTGATGCGCGATGCCCATGAAGGCAAGAAGCGACCGACCTTCATTCTCCATCCCCACTTCCCATCAGGCGAGACTATAGTTGTTAATGGTTTATGCGGATGGTCTGCATGGTAATGAATTGGCGCTTTGCGCATAGGTTCATAACGAATCTTTATCTTTCCTGTTTTCGTTAGTCCATCCTGCTTTATTTCGCACCACATCCACGCATTTTCTTTTACTCGGAGCCGGTCGCCGGGCTGGCCGTATGGGCAAGGAAAGCCGTGTGCATAGGCTTTTTTGGTAAAGGTGGCGATGTCAGTTCGTTGTTCACCAAACCATGCAATCCAACCAGATTCAGCGGCAGGACAAACCGCCCATGCGGTATCTTTTGCAACATTGTCATGTGCTTTCTTCACAATCCTGCGCGTCTGCGTCTTGCTGCCATCGAGCAGGGCGCGCACCATGGGCGCGCTGAATAAGATTGGACGCTCTTTAATGGCTTGCCTCGCTTGATGATCCTAGCCAAGTACGGATGAGCGCGCATCGCGGCGATGATGCCGAACGGGCCGCCGCACAGGTAGGCAGCGATATCTGTCCAGCCGGCGTTCGGGGCGAGCTTGTAGAGGACCATCTGCCCGGCGCCGATCACGAAGCTGGTGAGCGCGGCGAGCAGGTAGTGGCCGTTGTTGACGTTCAACGATTGCAGCCCGAGCGCGAAGACCAGGATGAAGGTGCTGGCGAAGAGAGTGAGTGAGGTCATGGTGTATTTCGATCGAGACGTTCAATCTCAGCAATGATTAAAGCTGCCGCCTTCACCATATCGCGCCGCGGTGTAGTTGGTTTCCACCATGCTGGTTCTTTACCCCACATCGGACAATCACCTCTACCACCCGATATATCGGCATCGTCATACCATGGCCAAAACTCTGGCGGTTCTTCTAACTCTTGCTGCATGTACGGATTCAATTGGCAACCGGCGTTCAATGCATAAGCAGCCCCGGCGCAACATAGGTCCCCTGCATCGTGCTCATCATCATGCGCCTCCGTCCACCCTTCCTTGTTTATCTGGCGCAGACGCTCGGCGATGACATCTTCGATCGCTTGGCTCATTTCGCCACCGCCTTCGCCTTCGGTTTTTTCATCTTGGCCTTTTCGGCAGCGGCATCAGTGGCCTGTTTGGCCTCTCCCACGATTTCCAGTTTGATCGCGGCGGCATCGATGCCTTCGATCGCGGCGATGCGCTCCATGGTTTCCGGCGGCAGGTGGTGGGCGAACGATTCCCACAGGCGCTCCCATCTTTCCTCGGCCAGCAGCAGCCACAGCCCCGGATTGATGGATGCATTCGGGCCCGAGAGGTTGGCGGCGATCTGCCGGTGCAGCGTGTCGAACAGTCTGGCGCGATAGAGGTTTTTGATGGCATGCGCGATCAGCACTTCGCTATCGATGCCGGGTTGTTCAGTGATCTTGTCGAAGATCACTTGATTCAGTTTGCTTGGCGTATTTCCTGCCATGATTTTCTCCTTGTGTGGTTGATCCGTAAAACTTTTGGACGGGCACCCGATTGAAGTATTTGGCTGCACTTTTGCAGTGGTTTCTAGCGGCGCACGCCACGGATGATGTTCTGCGAGTTTGCCAGTCGCTCCAATCGGTTTTGCGCCGGTGAGCCAGTAATGGCTAAATGGTTTGCCATTCGAATAGCCACTGACCTGGTTGATGGTGTGCACATTGAGCAGATCATCGAGCATGTCGTCGAGATCGTCGACATCCTTGCAATGCTTAGCTGTTGCATTGCGCAACGCATCGATGGTGAGCGGTTTGTCCTTGCTCGATCCGGCAAAGGCTTTAAGCACTACATCGCGTAGGTCGGCCATGCCGGTGCCGGCATAAAAGTTTTTCATGTTAATGGCACAGCCCGAAGCTGTTTATGTGAAGGATCACCCACCACGCGATGACAATGCAGACGGTGGTCGCGGCGATCTTGAGCGCGATGGTGGATGCTGTGTGGGTATGGCGGAGGCTAGTAGCGAGATTCATGGTTTGATCTCCCGCTCTAGCGATAGCAGAAAGCGCGAGACTTATCACAAAAGCGTTTGCAAAACTGCTTGCCTCTGCTGTTCAATGCCGGCGTGGCAGATTCGTAACGTGTTCGGTAAGACGCCATGGCATTCCACTGGATGCCATAGGAGCGCGGCTGTCTGTACCGTGACCTCGTTGGCTCACGATAATCGCCTCTACCTATGAACTTCCGATCACGCATATCCAGCATAGCCGGCCCGCGCCCGAAGAATCGCTCTGCTGATGCGCCAAGTAGTGCTGCCGCTAATGCTAAAATATTTATTTGTTTCATGTTGGTTTCTCCACTTCGGCCTTGGCTTCGTGTTCATCGTAGATCGTGAAGAGGCCGAAAACGCCCAGCGATAGTGCGATCACATAAGTCGCGCACCACCACACGACGTTGTCGGCATCGGGTAGATAGACGTATAGCCCGATGAGCGCAATCACGCTGACCAATACGCACAGCAGACCGAGCAGCGAGTAGTGGATGCGGATGGTGATTGGTCGGTTCACTAGATATTGGACCTTCTTCATACCTGCTTCGAAGTTAGAGATGTCCGCCTTTAGTTCAATAAAAAGTGCGCCGTTGGCAGTGGTGTTTTTTGCGAGAAAATGCGCACCGCGCAGCGGGTAGCCACGGCGGAGATACCGGCTCAGGTTTGCAAAATAGTCATTCATATCTGCCACTCGTCCATAAAAAGTTGGATTCTCACGCCCAATTGGAATAGGGCGTCCACGGCATCGTCTATGCTGCAGTCCGGATGCGTGGTGAGGTAGGCTTCGATCGCGCGATCGGTCACTGTGGTGTGGTCTTGCGGGATGTTCACGGTGTAGGTCATGCTGGTTCCTCCTCTATCGCCGGTCCGTAAATTTCTAGCACTCGGCTGCCGGCAAGCAGCTTTGCGATGTCGTGCAGATTTTTGACTTGCTCTTTAACTATTGGATAAGCTGACGAAAGACAATCGAGAGACTCAGCCGTATTGGCGATCTGGATGGCCAGTTCCATCCGGTGCCGGGGCAAAAGTTCTTCGCAGCGCTTGGGTTCGTCGAGGGTTAGGGCGGTCATAGCACCATTCCACCGGCGCGATTGAATTCAGTTGCTGCCTTTTGCGCATCTATGACAGCGTAACGAGCGTATTTACAAAGCAACAGGCTGCCGCGATGCCACATTGAGTATTGAGGATTAAACATCCACATTCTCATCTGGTCCGCGTAGAACTCTGCGACGTGACAGCAGTGTTGAGGTTGTTTATTTTTCATGGCATTCCTCAGATCAGCGCCTGCTGTCTCGGTGCAGGCTTGCCGTTTTGTTGCGCTGTGTTGCGAATGGCGCGGACGGTGTTGACCATGCCCGTGAGCACAGCATTGGTTTCGATCGCGCGCTGAAAAGTCCAGCCTCTGCGCCATAGTCCGCTGCGCTGGAATGCTTCGCGCAGTTCGCTTTCGGTGAAATTGTCATCAACCTGTGCCATCGCTGCCTCCTTTTACATTTCCATCGTAGGGGCACGGCGCGCCGTGCCCCTACCTGTGAATTTGCGTGCGCGCCTGCCCGGTTAAGGTCAACATCGCGCACCGCACCAAGGTGAAAAGCGGGTCACCTTGATGCCTTACATCCGCCATTCGCTCCACATTTTTTAACGATCCCGTTAAGAAAAAGCGAAAGGCGGGTGATTCGTATAGGTCTTTCGTCTTTCACGTTCGCTTCCTCTCCCACCGGGAGAGGATTGAGGTGAGGGAGTTCCCCCACCCTGCCCTCCCCCGGTGGGAGAGGGTTCTGTTCTGTGCTGCCATTACGCTACGGTCTTATCCCGGTTAAGCCCTGTTCCGCTTACTTCCACACCGCTGCAATCTGACATGCCTCTCGTGGTTTCCGGTTTCTGAATGCCGTTTGTCAATCGCTTGAGTTGCGGCATGGATAGACAATAGCAAATTGCTTTTCCCCTGTCAATAGCAAATTGCTAGTATTTTACACGGCAAAAACCGCAGGGGTGTCCTGCGGTTTAATTAAGAGGTTGGGAGTACCTGTTTAGAGTATGCCTAGCGTTTTGATTAGATCAGCAATGTCAGTGCCACCACTGACGGTGCATTCTATGTTCCACAGAATAAAATTATCCCCATCGCGTTCTTTAAGAAAAAGTTTTCCATTGCCGGTCATGACGGCGCTGCTCGGTAAGATGGCTCCAAAACTATTTTTAGCGCGATATTCGTAGCAGGCGGTGCCGCTATCTTTGACGATTGCCGAGGTTAGGGTAAATGCTTCGGGGTCTTTCATGTCTTTTTTTAGTGCCTGTGCGCCCCGTGCAGCTAATTGCAATTGAGCATCTCTATATGCACTTGCAGCACGCTGTTCTGGTGTTTTTGCGGCTTCGACGTTGGCTTGATGTTGCGTTGCTTCTTCTTTGTCGCTGACGCATTTGAACATGAATGCCGATATAACAATGATGAAAATAATTTGTGTGATGCTGGTCGGTTTTTTAACCTTGGCTCCGCAATTCGGGCAGGTTTTGGCATCAGTGCTTACTTGATGGTCGCATTCAGCACATTTGATAAGCGACATTTTGTTCCCCTTAGAAATTGAAGGCTAACTGGATCTGCAACTGTAGCACATTATTTTTTCGATTCCTTGGCTTGCTCGATGAGTTGAGTTGTCGTATCAATTCCCCGTATATGATCGGCGACCACCTCATCAGGCGCATTTTGTGCCGCTCGGAGTAAATTCATATAAAGCGGTTTAGTGATATAAACCAATTCACCGCCATCTTCGGCGTGTAGTGTGTCCATCCATCCATTGGCTTTACCACATTTCTTTTCCATCGTGCGAGCGGTTTTACTGCCCATGCCGCGCGGAGTTTTATTGGCGCTGGGTGCTTGATTGAGCAACTGGCTTAGATAAGCGGCTGCGATGCCGGTATGCTCAGCCAGCGCGACAATAGTATTGAGCTCATCCAAGAGAATGAGTAGGTTTTTTCGGCGTATTTCTTTGTTTTCCATAGTGAATGATTAGATAGCAAATTGCAAATTTGCGCGATGTGCAAAATGCTCTTGCATTACTGATAGCATTTTGCTATTATTTTGCGGATGGATGCTAAAACTTATCTTGAAGAACGTGGCCGAGACAAGGCCAAAGAGGTTGCCGAAGCGGCAGGGACATCGTTCGAATATTTCGGACAGATCGCCAGCGGGCGCAGGCGTCCTTCTGTAAAGCTGGCTCTGAAACTGGTTGAGGCATCTGGCGGGGAGCTTGAATTTGTCGCGCTCCTGACTTCCAACCAGCAAACCGAGGCCGCATGATTTTCCCCCAACTGACATTAATAGGCTCCTCCCTCCCGTCAGTTGGCTTTGCCCTGCGCTTGCGCGGGGCTTTTTTATTTCAGTGAGGTGATCCATGGCGCAAGACGGCAAAAGCGAAGTACGGTTCGACATCCCCCTCGAAGACATGGCTGTGCTGGATGCATATTGCTTATGCAATGGCGGTTTGTCGAGAACGGCGGTCATTTCAAAACTCCTGTTGGACTGGACGAAGGATAAACGTCATGAAGCCATGATGATCTGCCGCGTTGCCGGTATCAATCCGATCAGGTCGGAGTCCGACTCCGATCGCACTCCGGTCTGACCGGAGTCGGACTCCGATCGGCGATCGCATGACAAACGAAACCTCAACCGCAAGCGAACACCTGCAGATGATCGAGGATTGCGAGACACGCGAATCTCGACTCACCGAATGGGATGCGCAGTTCCTAGACTCTATCAAGAACCAGCTCGGCAAAGGACTCTTCCCATCGTTGACGTCCAAGCAAGCCGATAAACTGGATGAGATATGGGAGCGCGCCACGGCGCAAGGATAAAAAAATGACCACCGGCCGCGAACAGCTTGAGCATGCCTTAAGAATGTTTCTCGATATTGATCCCACCTTCACGTCTGCTTCATTAAAAATTGTAAAAGAAATGGCAGCCGATCCCAAAAACAAGATGGCACGAGCAGTGCTGGCCGCACGGCTTTCGTTGGGCGAAGAGCTTCCCTATGAAGGGCTGAACTCATGAGCGGCGATCTATTTTCTTCTGAGCCCGTCGCCAGCACATCCTTTTTTGATGGGACTTGCGATTTGTGCACCGCTGCTGCCGGCATTTACAACTGGGGAAACCTTTGTTGTCGTGCGCGTTTTGTGACCAGCTTGCCGGGCATCGATTTGCGGCGCGGCTGGATGGCGCGCTGGAAGTCGCGCGAGACGCCGAGTTTCTATGCGGCCATTGCGCGTGCGGTAAAAGCGCAATGGGAAATTAAAACGGGGGTGGCACATGGCTGAGAAACCGCGCTCGGTATGGATGCCGATCTTGCCGATACCGGACGATGCGCCGGTGGTGCGCGTGCGGCACCCGACTCGCGGCGAGCCGTTGCGGATTTTCTTTTATACCGATGCCGATGGGCGACCGCTCGGGCATGTATGCCGCTTCATGACTTCATCCGGCGAAGCGCTGCATCTGCCGCTCACCTGGTGCCAGGATCAAAACGGCGTCCGGGGTTGGCGCTGGATTCAGTTCCAGCGTTTACGCCCGCTGTTTGGCCTGGACAAGCTGGCCGCCGATCCGTTGGGGATGGTTCTGGTCGTCTTCGACGAAAACGAAGCTGATGCGGCGAGGAAGCTGCTGCCGAATATCGGTTGCGTTGTCTCATGGCCGGGCGGATTGCGCAAAATAGACGAGGTTGATTGGTCTTCATTGCGCGGCCACAAGATTGTGATCTGGCCGACGCTGACGATGGATCGATCCAAGGTCAAGCGTGGTGATGACAGCGGTGTAGTTCTGCCACGCGAGCGCCAGTCCGGTTGGCAGGCGGCGCTTAAGCTGGAAAAGATCGCGCTCGGCTATGGATGCCCAAGGGTGGACATCATCGATCCGTTTGGCAGTGATCTGCCGGATGGCTTCGGGCCCTCAATGGTGGATTTACAGGGTTGGGATGAAAAGCAGGTGTGGGATTTCGTCTTTAAGCATGTCAAAAATGGTATCGGTTCCGATTTCGAACAGCGCGTGCGCAGGCTGCGTGGCGAGCGTTTGCCAGCCGAGCCGCCCGGCGCCGAAGTACAGCTCGCATCCGATGATGAAAAATGGCATCTGCATCTGCTGACCAAACACGGCGACGTGCTTCCTTGCCTGGCGAACGTGCATGACATTCTTGCGAACGCTGAAGCGTGGCGCGGCGTGGTGGCATTCGACGAGTTCGCGCAGCGCGTGGTCAAACTCAAAGCACCGGTATATATCGGCGGGAAGATGGGCGAATGGGGTTCGACAGATGATTCCATGACCGCAATGATGCTCTCACGGTTATTTCAATTCACTCCTTCATCGTTAATAGTCGCCGAGGCCGTCGAAGTGATCGCGCGCGAGAACGGATTCCACCCGGTGCGAATCTGGCTGCGCACACTCAAGTGGGATGGCGTGCCGCGTCTGGATGATTGGTTGTGCGATTTTATTGGTGTGGAAAAAACGGAATATTCAAGGCGCGTGGCGCGCTGGTTTTTGACCGGAATGGTGGCGCGCGTGATGAAGCCAGGCGTGAAATTCGATTATTGCCTTGTGCTGGAAGGGATTCAGGGGTTGCTGAAGAGCGGCATGTTTGAGGCGCTGGCGGGTGAGTGGTTCAGCGATGCTGACATCGATTTGAGCAACAAGGATTCAATGTCCGCTTTGCAAGGCGTTTGGTTGCATGAATTTGCGGAGCTGGGCTCATTAGCTCGGCATGAATCGTCCAGGCAAAAGAGTTTTATTTCTCGCAAGATAGACAGATACCGCCCCGTCTATGGCAGGCGCGAAATCAGCGTTCCTCGCCAGGTGGTTTTCGGTGGGTCGACGAATGAGACATGGGACTGGAATAAAGACCCGACAGGTGGGCGGAGATTCTGGCCTGTCCTGGTTGTTAATGAAGTAAACATCGAAGGACTGAGACTCGCGCGCGAGCAATTGTTCGCCGAGGCCGTGGTGATGTTCGATAAGGGTGAGAAATTCTGGCCCACCTTGGCGGAGCAACGCGAGTTGTTCGACCCTGAGCAGCTCAAGCGCGAGCAACAAGATTCGCTAATCGATCTGCTGCACGATTGGGTTGCGAATCAGTATAAAGAATTTCCGCTGTCCGCCGCAGGAATAGATGGATTGAAGTTGGACGCGTCGAAGTTGACACGGGATTTACAAACGAGAATCGGCATTGCTTTGCGCAAGCTCGGCTGCACCAAAATTGAAAAACGTAACGGAATGACTCGCTATTGGTACAAGCCGCCAGAGAAAACGGCAAAGTCGATTGGCAGCATTCCGGTGCAATTATCGGGAGACGAACATGACGCGTTTTGATCCCAAGGTTAGGAAGGTAGGGCAGAGGTTGGGAACCCTGCAAGCCTCGCCCATGGCTGATGTTCCTAACCTTCCTAACCTTCCCTACCTGTCTCTCATGTGTGCGAGCATGCGCCCGCGCATATACGCGCGCGTGTACGTAACTCGTTTTACGTTGGGAAGGTTAGGAAGGTTAGGAAGATTGGCTTGTTTATTGGCTTGCAGGGTTCCCAACCTCGGCTTTAGGTTGGGAAGGTTGGGAAGCTGCTTAAATTTACAAGGAGATTTGCGATAACCATGAGCGTGATTCTGCCACAACGGTTCTATGGCGATCCAGCCGAATGCGTGGACGAGTTGCGCAAGATTCATGAACAGCAAAAGCGCAAGGCGGATCGCACCAGGATTTACAAGGGGCAGCGCATCCGTGCGCTGGTGAAGCAAGTGATGAAAGGGGTGCGGCGATGAGAGTCGAGTTGGCTTGGGTGGATGCATTGCTGAGCCGTTGGGGACGTTGGGCGATCCGCTGCGAAAGCGGCGCGCTAGGGTTTGCGTCATCGTGCAGCATTGGCGGTGGTGATCTGCACACGAATGAGGATGGACACCATTCTGCTGAGCCGCGCGGACTGACAGATGATGATATGGAAGCAGTTGATGGAGCGGTGCGCAAGCTGCCACCTATATTGAGAATAACAATTATTGAGGTATACCAGCACGGGCAAGGAAAGTCTGATCGCCAGCAGGCAGAGGCACTGGGTGTTGATCGCAAGACGCTATGCAAATACGTTCTTTTGGCACATCGCAAAATAGCGCTTGACATTTCAATTCAATGTCCCCAGAATCACGCCCAATCTGCTAATCGGGGAAGTTGTCTCGAAAGCAATCAACCCGTCACGGCCATCGCCTGACGGGTTTTTTATTATGCCAATTGCAGCACAGCGACCATGCAGCAAACCAGGTTGCGGCGTGCTAACTGATGCTGGCCGATGCCCTGCACACCGTATCGAAGCAAGACAACAGCAAGATCAACAACGCGGTTCATCAACACAGCGTGGCTATGGTGCCAGATGGCAGAAGGCTAGCAAGGCATACTTGCGCGCACATCCACTGTGCCAATGCCCTGACTGCGACGAAGGCCGCAAGCTCATCACCGTAGCAACAGTCGTTGATCACATCATCCCCCATCGTGGCGACATGAAACTGTTCTGGGATTCGAACAATTGGCAATCGATGAGCAAGCCCTGCCACGACCGCAAGACAGCGCATGAGGATGGTGGCTTCGGTCACCAGCTGTCGCACACAACACCCCGGGGGCGTGGGTAAATTATTTTCGCCCGTCATTCTCTAGACCGTATGGGTAGTCAGATTTTTATGTGCGCGATATTGGGTAGGGGGGGGTTGTGGGTATTAGAAAGGGTGATGGATGTTGATTGAATACCGGAGCGTTGAGGCGTTGGTGCCTTATGCTCGGAACAGCCGGACGCATAGTGATGCGCAGGTTGCGCAGATCATGGCGGCGATGGTTGAGTTTGGGTGGACGAATCCGGTGCTGGCGGATGGCGATGGGATTGTCGCGGGGCACGGGCGGGTGATGGCGGCGTCCAGGTTGTATGAGCAGGGCGAGACGATACGGTTGCCTGGTGGTGATGAGGTTCCTGACGGGATGGTGCCAGTGATCGATTGCACCGGATGGTCGGTAGTGCAGCGCAAGGCTTATATCATCGCGGACAATCGGCTGGCTGAAAATGCCGGATGGGATTCGGCGATGCTGGCGCTGGATATCGGCGACCTGCGCGAGTGCGGGTTCGATGTCGGGTTGACCGGTTTCAACGATGCGGATCTGAATGCGCTGATCGCGCCGAAAGGAAATGCAGGGCTGACCGATCCGGACGACGTGCCGGAAGTACAGCCCGATCCGATCAGTAGGCTGGGCGACTTGTGGCTGATGGGCAAGCATCGGTTGATGTGTGGCAGCAGCACCGAAGCTGAAACGGTAGAAAGGCTGCGGGGGGGGGGCGATACCAATCCTGATGGTGACCGACCCGCCTTACGGGGTGAGCTACGATGCAAGCTGGCGCCTTGCAGCGGGCATAAATAAATCATGGCAAACCCGCGCTGAGGGGAAGGTACTAAACGATGATCGGGTAGATTGGTCAGAGGCATGGGCATTATTTCCCGGCGATGTATTTTATTGCTGGCATGCCGACCGGCATGCCAGCGCGGTGCAAGCGTCGATGGAATCCGCTGGGTTTGAAATCCGCTCGCAAATCATATGGGCAAAAAATTCACTGGTAATGGGCCGAGGACATTATCACTGGCAACATGAGCCTTGCTGGTACGCCGTGAGGAAGTCCGCGACTGGGCATTGGGTCGGTGACCGGAAGCAGTCAACACTTTGGCAAATCGCAAACATGCATCGAACACAAGGCGATGTGGACGACGGCAAGACTAGTCATTCCACGCAAAAGCCGATCGAGTGCATGAAACGCCCCATCGAAAACAACAGCAGTCCCGGCGATAGTGTTTACGACCCGTTCGTTGGCAGCGGCACCACGATCATCGCTGCCGAAATGATGGGGCGTTGTTGCTATGCCATCGAATTGAACCCAGCGTATGTGGATGTTTGCGTGCGCCGCTGGCAAAACTTCACCGGCCAGCAGGCCACGCTCGAATCTGATGGGCGCACTTTTGATGAGATATCGGCAGAAAGGATTCAGGCAGCACGATGCGAGGCAGAACACCAACTCCAACCAAGCTGAAATTATTGACGGGCAATCCCGGCAAGCGGCCGATCAACCTGGACACGTTTTCGCCTGCGTCCGAGATTCCGCGCTGCCCGGCTTTGCTCAAGAGCGAGGCGCGGAAGGAATGGCGGCGCATCACGCATGAGTTGCACCAGTACCACATGATCGCGGAAGTGGATCGCGGTTTGCTGGCGATGCTGTGCACGACCTGGGCGCGGTTTGTCGAGGCGGAGCAGATGATCGAGAAGGCATCGGCTGCAGGCGGCAGCGGGCTATTTGTGAAAACGCCGAATGGCTTCCCGGTGCAGTCGCCGTGGGTAGCAGTTTCCAACAAGGCGATCGAAACTTACAAATCATTATGCGCGGAATTCGGGTTGTCGCCATCGGCGCGGACGCGGGTGGCGCCGCAGACCACTCCGCAGATGGACTTGCCCGGGCTGGAGCTGGTTAAAAATTCATGGGATCAGGTATAGAGCAGAGCTTCGGCGAGATCGCAACCCAGTACGCGCAAGATGTTGTTGATGGCAAGTTGCCGGCGTGCAAGTGGACGCGGTTGGCTTGCGAGCGGCACTTGCGGGATTTGGCGCGGGCGGCGGCATGCGAAGTAGAAGGCTCCGAGGATAACTGGCCGTACCGGTTTAATCCTGAACTGACCGACGTTGACAGCAAGGTGTACCGGCCGGCGGAGCGGGTGTGCCGGTTCGCGCAGCTGATGCCGCACATCAAGGGCGATTGGGCGGCGCGGCGCGAGCTGATTCATCTTGAGGCGTGGGAAGTATTCATCCTGGCATCGATCTTCGGCTGGGTGCATGTGGTCACCGGCAAGCGGCGCTTTCGCGTTGCGGATCTGTTTGTGCCGCGCAAGAATTCCAAGTCAACGCTGGGCGCGGTGATCGGCAATTACATGCTGGCGGTAGATGGCGAATTCGGCGCGGAGGTTTATTCCGGCGCCACTTCGGAAGATCAGGCGCTGGAAGTATTCCGCCCGGCGCGGCTGATGGCGCGTGCTACGCCGCAATACCTGGCGCGCTATGGCGTGATCGTCAACGTGTCCAACCTGTGCGTGGTGGACACCAACAGCAAATTTGAGCCGGTGATCGGCAACCCGGGTGATGGCGCGTCGCCTTCGTGCGCGATCGTGGATGAATATCACGAGCACAAGACGCCGCAGCTTTACGACACCATGAAGACCGGCATGGGCGCGCGGTCGCAGCCGCTGCTGCTGGTGATAACCACCAGCGGTTCGGATATCGCGGGGCCGTGCTACCAGCACCAGGTGGAATTGCAGAAGGTGCTCGAAGGCGTGATCGAGGATGATCAGCGCTTCGGCATCATCTACACCATCGATGATGAGGACGACTGGACCAGCGAAGCGGCGCTGATCAAGGCCAACCCGAATTTTGGTATCTCGGTCGATGCGGATTTTTTGCGCGGACAACAGCGCGACGCGGTGGACAATCCGCGCAAGCAGAACATATTCAAGACCAAGCATCTGAACATCTGGGTGGGAGCGGCATCGCCCGCGTTCAACCTGCACAAGCTCAAGTTGCTCGGCGATGCGAATCTCAAGATTGAGCAGTTTATCGGCGAGACCTGCTGGGACGGACTGGATCTGGCGAGCAAGATCGACATTGCCTCGCGGGTGAAAGTATTCCGCCGCGAGATTGCCGGCAAGACGCACTACTACGCATTCTCGCGCAACTATGTGCCGCAGGCGCAGGTGGACAAGCCGGAGAACGCGCACTACCAGGGCTGGGTGCATCAGGGCTACCTGACCGCCACGGTCGGCAACATGATCAATCTCCGGCAGATCGAGGAAGAACTGGTGGAGGATTCCGAAAAGTTTGTGCAATCAGAAATATCGATGGACGCATGGGGCGCGCGCGAAATGATGCCGTCGCTGGCGGAGCAGGGCTTCACCGTGGTGGACATCCCGATGCAGACCCGGCACTTGTCCGAGCCGATGAAAGAAATCGCCGCGCTGATCGAGGACGGGCGCTTTCACCACGACAACAACGAAGCGTTCGTGTGGATGATGTCGAACGTCGAAGTGTATCCGGACCGCAACGGCAACATCTTCCCGCGCAAGCAGCGCGAAGAAAACAAGATCGATGCCGCGGTCGCACTGATTGTGTGCATGTCGAGAGCGATGGTGGCGGCGGTCAAGGAAGAAAAGAAATACCAGTTGATGTTTGTTTAGACGTCTGCACCGGACGTGGCCGCAGGTTGGGCAGGTGACGAAGGGCGGCACGAAGGTGATGCCGTGGAGTGGGATACTCAGAGAAGGCTAGTACACGCGGACCCGTGGCGTGTTAAGGGACTCGACGACAAGGAAGATAATGTTTACAATTTAGAGCTTAATTTACAAGCTCAGTATTGTGTGGGGTCTACGGACTGCCAAACCACTCCGGATGCACTACCCGGAAAAAATTTATTAGTCCGCCAAAATTTGGCGGCCTTTTTTATTTCCGGAGATGCCATGAATCATAAAGCATACAGCCTGCTGACGATCAAGTCGGTGGACGAGCAGCGCCGCATCATTCGCGGCATCGCGAGCACGCCGACGGCAGATCGTATGGAAGATATCGTCGAGCCGATGGGTGCCCGGTTCAAGGTTCCAATGCCGTTGCTGCTATATCACAACAGCCAAAAGCCTGTCGGATCGATGGATTTTGCGAAGCCAACAAAAGAAGGTATTCCGTTTGAAGCCAGTTTGCCGAATGTTGTTGAACCCGGCGTGGTTCAAGACCGCGTAAACGAAGCATTTCATTCGCTGAAATATAAATTGATTGGCGCCGTTTCAATCGGATTCCAGCCACTCAAGGATGGCGTTGAATTACTCAAAAGCGGCGGACTCCGTTTCATGCAATGGGAATGGCTGGAACTGTCACTCGTGACGATACCGGCGAATCCGGAGGCCGTCATTCAAAGTTTCAAATCAGCAGATGCTGCACAAATTCAGCGCAGCCTCGGACTCAACCCGAGCGATGAAGCTCGACAAGCCTTAATCAAAAGCATTGACCTCGCGTTGCTTGCCGCGTCCGGCAATCGGCCACGCCAGGTTGTGCATTTGAAAAACTCCCCCGGCGTTTCGGGAAAACCGCCTGCGCGCCGCGCCGGTGTTGTTTATTTGAAACCATAAAGGAAAAAAATCATGCAATTATCCCGAAGCAAATTGATTCTGGGCGTGATCGTGGCAATGGGCATCTTTGTCGCCTTCACATTTTTTGGCCATCCACAGCCATCGTTCGTCCCGCATGACATTTTTGGAACAATCAGCACCTTGGGTGTGATCCCGTTCGGATTTGGCCTCACCAAGAGCATCGCTGAGCAGATTAGCTCTTTCGAAGCAAAAAGGGCGGCTTCTGCCGCGCGCATGTCCGAGATCATGGACAAGGCCGGCGAAGAAGGCCGCACCCTGAACGACACCGAAACGCAGGAATACGACGGCCTGCAAACCGAAGTCAAGACCGTTGACGAACATTTGACCCGCATGAAGGCGCACGAAAAGCAAATCGTCGCTACCGCTACCGCAGTCAAAGGCGTAGTCGATGCGGAGTCCGCATCACAAGTGCGCGGCGGCGTTTCTCACGACAGCCCGATCGTGCTGCGGAACAACTGCGAAAAGGGTATCGGTTTCGCGCGGTATGTGAAAGCCATCGCCATGTCGCGCGGCAACATGACGCACGCCCTGGCAATCGCCGAGAACAACAAGCAGTGGCACGATCAAACTCCTGGTGTGGAACTGATGCTGAAGGCGGCGGTGGCCGGTGGCGATACCACCACGCCAGGCTGGGCGTCGGAACTTGTCTGGCCGGTGAACCTCATCAACGAATTCATCGAAGTGCTGCGGCCGGCAACGGTTATCGGCAGGATTCCAGGCTTGACCAAAGTGCCTTTCAACGTGCGCATCGCCGGCGCGGATCAAGGCACGTCGGCGAACTGGGTTGGGCAAGGCAAGCCCGCTCCGGTGAGCAAAATGCACACCATGGCAATCACGCTGGGCATCGCGAAAGCGGCCGGCCTGGTGGTGCTCACGCAAGAACTGGTGCGCAGCTCCTCGCCTTCTGCCGAACTCATGGTCCGCAACGACCTGACCAAGGCGATCGCGCAGTTCCTCGACCAGCAATTCCTGTCGCCGGACTACGCAGCGGTGACGAACGTCTCGCCCGCGTCCATTACCAGCGGCGTCAATCCGCTTGCTGCTACCGGCACCACTGCGGCCACGCTGCGCGCGGACGTTCAAACGCTGTTCGGAGTGTGGATCGCTGCGAACCTCGACCCGACTGGCGGCGTCTGGGTTATGCCGGCAACCACAGCCCTCGCAATCAGCCTCATGCTGAACGCGCTGGGTCAGCCGGTCTTCCCCGGCATCAGCATGAACGGCGGCACGTTCTTCGGTCTCCCTGTCATCACCTCGCAGTCTGCGGTGATGGTCGGCAGCCCGGTGAGCGGCGAGGGCAACATGATCATCCTGCTGAATGCGCCGGAGATCGTGCTGGCCGATGATGGCGAAGTCACCATCGACGCAAGCGCGGAGGCCTCAATCGAAATGCTGGACAACCCGACGAACAATGCGGCTGCCGGCACGCCGACCACCATGGTCTCGATGTTCCAGACCAACGCCGTCGCGTTGCGCGCCACTCGCTTCATCAACTGGGCCAAGAAACGCTCGACCGCAGTGCAGTACATCAAAGATGCGGCTTACGTGACCTGATCAAGCTGGTAGCTTGTAGCCAGTAGCTTGTAGCAAACCCCAAATCCCCCTCCGCTACGCTCCTCCCCCTTTGCAAAAGGGGGAGAGCTTGCGAGGGGGCCGAGGGGGATTTGTTTTTTGGAGAGAGAGATGCCAGAACGTATCAGCAAGGTTGCCCATGAATATGCGGGGCGTCAGTTGTCCAAAGGAGACAAGTTCGAGTGTGAAGAACAGCATGTCAATCTATTGTTGGCCATAGGCCGTCTCGAGCCTGAAGAAGGCGAAGAAGGCTACCAGACGCGCGACATGCGCGCCGGCAAGGGCGGCGGATACAAGCGGAAGAACATGGAGGCGGCATAAATGCTCCAGAAGCATGAAGTCATCGCCGTTGCAATTTTCCTCGCGGCACTGTGCCTGTTTATTGCCGGCATCGCGATATTGTTTGGCGCCGGGTGGGCGATGCTGGCCGCCGCACTGTGCCTGCTGCTCGTTGCCATCGTGATCACAAGGGGAATGCCGCGTGGCTGATAATTCGCTGACCAAGGTATTGTTCAACGGGCTGATGCGCGCCAAAAGTCAGACCCTCAACGCCGTGAATTCCGGCGGCGGCTGGTTCGGCATATTGCGCGAACCGTTCGGCGGCGCGTTCCAGGCGAACATCGCGATCGATGCGCCGCGCCGCATCCTGGCATTTTCCGGCGTCTTCAGTTGCGCCACCATCATCTCCACCGACATCGCCAAGATGGGCATCAACCTGACGCAGGAAGATTCAGTCGGGATACACACCAAAGTCAAGACCAATTCGCCGTTCCTCGGCGTGCTGAAAAAACCCAACCATTACCAGACCTGGTACAAATTCATCGAGCAATGGATACTCTCCAAGCTGCTCACCGGCAACACCTATGCGCTCAAGTTGCGCGACGGGCGCGGCATCGTCACCGACCTGTATATCCTCGACTCGCAGCGCGTCACACCGCTGGTGGCGGACAACGGCGACGTGTATTACAAGCTGTCGAAGGATTGCCTGTCCATCCTGCCCGAGCCGGTCACCGTGCCGGCCAGCGAGATCATCCACGACATGATGGTCAGCCTGTGGCATCCGCTGGTGGGCGTCACGCCGATCTATGCGTGCGGCGTTTCCGCCACAATGGGCAACCGCATCACCGCCAACAGCACCGCGTTTTTCGAGAACATGAGCCGCCCCTCCGGCAGCCTCACCGCGCCCGGCAACATCACGGACGAAACGGCTACCCGGCTCAAGGCGACCTTTGAAGAAAATTTCAGCAACGGCAAGCTCGGGCGGCTGATGGTTGCAGGCGATGGGCTGGCATACCAACCGATGACCATCAACGCCATCGATGCACAACTCATCGAACAGTTGAAGTGGACCATCGAAGACGTGGCGCGCTGCTTCCATGTGCCCATGTACAAGCTGGGCGGACCGGAGCCGGTGCGCGTCAGCGTCGAATCGCTGAATCAGACCTACTATTCCGATTGCCTGCAAGGGCTGATCGAATCCGTAGAATCACTGCTGGACGACGGGCTATCGCTGCCATCCGGATTCCATGCCGAATTCGACCTCGACAACCTGATGCGCATGGACAGCGCGACACGCCTCAAGACCAATGGACAAGCGGTGCGCGATGGCATCCTCGCGCCCAACGAAGCGCGCGCGGTCGAAGATTTGCAACCCGTCAAGGGAGGCGATTCTGTCTACATGCAGCAACAGAACTACTCGCTCGAAGCGCTGGCCAAGCGCGACGCGCTAGCCGATCCATTCGCCGGCAGCAACAAGGCGCCTGCAGAACCCTCTCCCGCCGGGGGAGGGCAGGGTGGGGGAGCGAACGATGCCACTGCGGCGAATGATGCCCAGGCAACGCAACAAGCTGCCGCACTCGCCGAGCTGATCATCAAGGGTTTGGCCGAACCCGCCATCGCCTGACAAGGAACAACATGAATCCACAAATCGAGGCACTCGCCAACAAGATGATCGAGGCCATCAAGGGCCATGTGGCGCGCGCCGCAGCCGTGCTGTCGGAACGGCTGACCGCGCTTGAAAAGCGCATCGGCGAGATCCCGGCAGGGCCGAAAGGCGAACCCGGACAGCATGGAGAAAAAGGCGCGGACGGGTTGCCCGGCAAAGATGGTATCGATGGCAAAGATGGATTGCCCGGTCAAGATGGAGAAAAAAGCGTGGATGGGTTGCCCGGCAAGGATGGGCTGAACGGTAAGGACGGCGAATCGGTGCATCCGGATACCGTCAAGGTATGGCTGTTCGAGATGGTCGACAAGGCTATCGCCGCATTGCCCAAGACCAAGGATGGCGAGAACGGCCGCGACGCGCTGGCGCTGGATATTCTTCCGATGATCGACGAGACGAAAAGCTATCCGCGCGGCACGTTCGCAGAGCATCGCGGCGGCATCATCCGTGCGCTGCGCAACACCGATCCGGTGACCGATGGATTGGCCAAGGCTGGCTGGCTCGTCTGCATGAACGGCATCACCGCCGAGATCGAAGAAACGCTCGACGAAGGCCGCACCATCAAGCGCACCACGCACTACACCGACGGGCGCGAACTGGTGCGCGAGATCAAGACCAGCGCGATATTGTATCGCGGCATCTGGCGCGAGGCTGCGTTCGACGCAGGCGACGTTACAACCTGGGGCGGCTCGGCCTGGCACTGTCAGGAGAAGACCAGCGACAAGCCGGGCACCTCGGCAGCATGGAAGCTCATGGTCAAAGAAGGCGCGCGCGGCAAGGATTTCAGGCCCAATGCCGAACCCGCCGTCGGCGCGCCGGTGCATCTGAAATGAAATTTATACTGGAACGCACCGTCGATCCTGACATTGAACCAATTTTATTGGCCGAGATGAAAGCACATCTCAGGGTCACCGATACCGACAACGATACCCTTATCACCGGGCTGATCACCGGCGCGCGCGAATGGGTTGAGGACTACACCGGCCGCGCGCTGATCGACCAGACCTGGCGGCTCACGCTGGCCGGCAAATATCACGGCTACATCGGCGGCGATAGCGTCGGCGGATACCGTCCGGGATATTACACCTACGGTGCCGGCACGCGCGACATGGAATACTGGATACGCGGCGGCGAGATACTGTTGCGCAAAGCGCCGGCGCTCTCGCTGATCTCGTTCAAGTCCGTGGACAACGCCGGGGTCGAGACCGCCATCGACGCGGCTTATTATCAATTGCGCGAGATCGATTCAAAATGGCCGCGCATCGTGCCGCTGAACGGCGCGACCTGGCCCGCCTGCAGCGACCTGCGCATCGTTTACCGCGCCGGCTTCGCCGACCGCGATTCCAGCCCGCAACAAGACGGGGCAGCCGTTCCGTTCAGGTTCAAGCAAGCGATGAAACTATGGGCCGAAGCGAACTACGATCGCGATGATAAAACCATGCAGCTTTACCTGGACACCGCCGAACTGCTGATCAAATCGGAACGATCGGAAATGGGAATGGCTTGACAACCTATCCCAAAATGGGATAGTATCCTCCTTGAGCAATAGCATTGGGCTGTTGCAGTTCTGAAGAAGGATGGAAATTAAATGTCAACTCAGAATGAAAAAATGAAAAATAATCTTCTGGATATCGCAGAAGCTATTGACAAATTATTTGATCAAAACTTCGATGAAATATTAATCAATGAATATGGTGAGATAGTTGATTATCTATTACTAACCGCAAATGCTATAGATCAAAAATTTGTTGTGGCTGCGGCGCGATGAACACTGAAAATAAAACGAAGAATGATGAACCGCAGTCCCTCTCGACTGCTGAGTTGGACGCTGAGATTAAACACTATCAATGTTTAGTTGAATTTGCAGAGCGTGAAGTGAATGCGGGTAATGAAAGAATTAGAGCTTACCTTGAAAGCTATGCGAATCATCGTGACTCATTGCAAATACGGCGTAATGCAATGGTGGCTAACGTAGAGTTGAGCACCAGCCAACAGCGCGAGGAGAAACCATGAGTAAAACTAAAGAACCTATCACGCTGTTGGCTGTGCGCTCGAACGCCGGGTTGGGCGAAGTTTATGCCATCCCCGACTTTTTACGCAACCCTGCAAACTTAGCAAAGGAAAGAAAAATGGAAAAAGCAGAACTGCAAGAATTAGTACATGCCGCCCTTGGGGAACTCATCGACAGAATTGAATTGTGTGGAGCATCTGAAAAACTTACCCACGCTGTGACGCTTGCCGCTGACCTACGGCAGGCTGTTGGCAACCAATGGAACACACCGGATGAGTATGCAAAGAAAAGAGTGCTGGCGGTGTTGCCCAACGTAAAGTAGACCCCTGTAATGGAAGGATCGGAACTCAAAGCATTACGCAAAAAACTTAATCTGTCGCTCGCCCAGGCAAGCAGGCAGGTTGAGGTTTCCGTCTCGACTTGGTGCCGGTGGGAATCTGGCAAACAGAAAATTCCAGAGGGTGCGATGAAACTATTTAAGCTGCTGAACAAAATCAAATAACAACAGCAACACCACACACAAGGCCGTCCAGAATTGGGCGGCTTTTTTATTGGAGAAAATATTTGGGAATTATATAGATGACTACCATAAGAGAACTAGAAGGGCAATTACTGCGATGCGCTAAAGAGACAACTCAGGAAAAGGACGTGGATGGGAAATACGTGTTCAGAGATCCAGATGGCTCTATTCACATGTGGTCTAGTGAAGCAGAACATTGGGTATTTGAACGTGTTGATAAAGTTGCAGAATCGCACGGGATCAGCTTCTTGTGCCCCAAGGCATTCGCAAAGAATGGTGGGCCAAAGGGCACGCATTCCGTGTACGTGTTCTTCACAGGATCGCCCTACGCCGGCCACAATACTGCTGGGCAAGAGGTACGATGGCAGGTGGTCGGAGGTACGACGATTGACGATCTTGTATTAACGCCGTCAATTCAAGAACAAGATGAAGAATTGCCGCCTGAGCATCGGTGCAGTTGGCATGGCTTCGTAGGCTCAAGCGGCGTACCGCCCGGTTCTGCGGCATAAGGTAGTTATGTATATAAATCCCAAATATTTGATCCTTCGGCGATTGCATGACCGCTTCAGCGAAGTCATCCCTGAATGGCAGGGCAAGACCGCCGTGCTGATCGGCGCCGGCGCCAGCCTCACCGCGATGCAGGTCGCCCAGGTGCATGCCGCGCATGTTGGCGGCAATGTCATGGCCGTCGCGATCAACGACTGTTATTTATGGTGTGACTGGGCGGACGTGCATTACGCGGCGGATGCCAAGTGGCACAAGTGGCACACCGAAGGACTGGACAAACCGCTGCTCAGGATGACCGCCGCGCAGGTGCGCGAAGCATGGGCAACCTTCGCAGGGCAGAAATGCAGCATCCAGGACAGCATGGACGGCATCGCGGATGACACAGTGCACATCCTGCGCAACAAGAGCTATCCGAACCACGCGCACGGACTATCGCGCGATCCGCAGGCATTGGGCACCGGCTGGCACAGCGGCTTCCAGGCGCTGAACCTCGCGATACTGGCAGGGGCGAAGACCATCATCCTGCTGGGCTTCGATGGCAAGCCGTCGCAGGAAGGCCGCACGCATTTTTTCGGCGAGCACCCAAGCCCGACCAACCCGGCGGTCTTCGAACAGATCCGCCGTTCTTTTTCGGCGGCGGAAAACGAGATCAAGGAATTGGGCGTGCGCGTGATCAACTGCTCGCCGGGAAGTGCGATCGATTCGTTTGAGAAGATGGAATTGGGTGAAGCGCTTAGAAGCAGACGTAAGACGTAAGTTGTTAAAAGGAAGAAAATCATGGCAGAGATTAAAAAAATAGACATCAAAGAATTTAGGGAACTCGGATTTTTACAGGAAATAAACCGCCTTTTTCTTCACCCTTTGGGCATGGCGCTAGAGGTGATACTTGAAGATGATGGAACGGAAAAACTTGGTGGCATTTGGGACTATCGAGACGACCCAGAAGGAATGATTTACGGAGAAATGGACGACACAAGTAAATCTAAAATTGCTTTCTTCAAAGAATTTGCCGAAAGAAAGCACGCGGAGAGATTAAAGCGGCTTGGGTACATCATTCAAGAACCATAATGACGCACGGGGAGCACAACCCTCTCCCACCGGGGGAGGGCAGGGTAGGGGAGCGCTCCCTCACCTCAATCCTCTCCCGTAAGGAGAGGAAGCAAACGTGAAAGGCATCACAAGTTGACGAAACGAATACGCGGCGGCAGCGGGCTGGGCGATTCGATCTACCTGCGCCCGCTGGTCGAGCAATTGATCGCGGACGGCGAACAGGTGACGGTCTGCTCCAATTATCCCGATGTGTTTATCGGCACCGGCGCGACGGTCGAGCCATTTGGGCGCAACAATATCCAGGTGCTGGCGCATTACACGGCAGGAAAGAGCGATCCGGCCACCAACCAGTGGCAGGACATCTGCCGCAGCGCGCGCATGACTGCCGAGCTGCGCTTCGCTTGGATCGTGCGCAACACCGCGTTGGCGGACAAACTGCGCACCCGCGCCTTCGGGCGCAAGATCATCCTGGTGCATGGCGGGCGCGCGCCGATGGGGCGCACTGACGGCTTCGGCGCGGAGTTGCTGCCGGACGCGCAGGCTTTTGACGCCGTGCTGCGCGAGTTGGGCGATTGCATGCTGGTGCGCATCGGCAATGGCGCGGAACTTTATCCGCTGCCCACCGAGATCAACCTGAACGGCAGCACCTCGGTATCCGACGTGCTCGATGTAGGCAGGATCTGCGACGGCGTGGTCGCGCAATGCTCGTTCGCGATACCGCTGGCCGAAGCGTTCGACAAGCCGCTGCTGATCGTATGGGCCGCGCGCGGACTGGTTGCACGCGAAGCCTATGTCCGGCAGATCACCCCGCAAAAGGTATTGAGCAAGCCATCCTCGACGTTCGTGATGGATGACTGGCCGATGGAACAGATACAGGAGACAGCACGGCAATGGCATCCCGGTTTATAAATTTCGAACAAGCTGCTGAAAGCCTGCGCGGCAAGTCGATTGCTGTGGTCGGCAGCGCGCCGTCGGTGCTGGACAATGCGCCGGGCTTCATCGATTCCCACGACATCGTGGTGAGGGTGAACAACTACAAGACCGGCGCGGCGCAGGGCACGCTCTGCGACGTACATTATAGTTTTTATGGTACGAGCATCCGCAAGCGCGCCGAAGACCTGCAAGCGGACGGCGTGCAACTGTGTATGTGCAAATGTCCGAACGCCAGGGCGCTGGAATCGGCATGGCATGAGGCCAACAACAAGATCAACGGCATCGACTTTCGCTACATCTACCACAACCGCAAGGACTGGTGGTTCACCGATACATTTATCCCGTCAGTGGAGCATTTTCTGAGGGGATTCGAGCTGCTCGGCAAGCACATCCCGACCACCGGATTCTCCGCCATCCTCGACGTGCTGGCGTGCGAGCCCGGCAGCGTGTACCTGACCGGCTTCGATTTCTTCACCTCCGGGCTGCACAACGTGGATGAGGCATGGAAGCCGGGCAACCCGAACGACCCGATCTGCCACCGCCCGGATCTGGAGATGGCATGGCTGCGCAAGAATCTGCACAAACATCCTGTCTCGTTTGATAAAAAACTGGGCGATATGCTGGTGCAGAACCCTCTCCCACCGGGGGAGGGCAGGGTGGGGGAGCGCTCCCTCACCTCAATCCTCTCCCGAGGGGAGAGGAGGCAAACGTGAAAGACGGAAACCCTTTATTTGAATACCATGGCGAACTGTTTCCGGAATACCTGAAACACGGTAACGCGATGCAATTCATCGCACCGGCGGCTCTGCAATTCTGCAAGGGCAACGGCCTCGATGTCGGCTGCAGCCAATGGCCGTTGCCTGGCGCTGCCGGGCATGACCTGAAAAATGGTACCGATGCAACCAACCTGCCGCCGGGCGAATGGGACTACATCTTTAGCTCGCATTGCCTCGAGCATGTGCTCGACCCGGTCACGGTGCTGGAGCACTGGAAGACGCGGTTGGTCAAGGGCGGCACACTGTTCCTGTATTTGCCGCACCCGGACATGACCTACTGGCGGCCGCAGCATTGCCGCAAGCATTTGCACCTGTTCTGGCCCGATGATGTCGCCGAGATGCTGCGCGCCCTCGGATTTGTAAACATCATCCACAGCGAGCGCGATCTCGCGTGGAGTTTTGCTGTCGTCGCGTTCAATGGAGCAGAACCCTCTCCCACCGGGGGAGGGCAGGGTGGGGGAGCAAACGTGAAAGACGAAAAACAATGACGAACATGCACGACAAGATCGTCGCGCAGCACGGCCAGAAAATGCTGCGCAAGAGCGCAATGAATATTCGCGGTGGTGCTGGCGTATTCGAGCGCGTGCTGTCCGGCAAAGGGTATCGCACCGCACTGGAGATCGGCACCTATCGCGGCGTCTCTGCCGCAGAGATGTCGCAATACGTCGAGCGCGTGATCACCATCGACCTGCGCTACGGCAAGCTGGAATCGAATGGCGACAGCTTCGATCGCGCCATCTTCTGGTACGAACTGGACGCGAACAACATCGAATTGCAACTGGTGGACGACGACATCGAAAAGAAAGCGCTGATCGATGTGCTGGACTTCGATTTCGCCTTCATCGACGGCGCGCATACCGGCGGCGCTATTGTGCGGGATTTCGAGATGGTGAAGCGCTGCGGAACGGTTCTGATTCACGACTACGACGACAACGGGCGCGGTCGGTTATTCAATGAGGCTTTCGATTTCGTCAACTCACTCCCGAAGGAACAAGTGCAAATATTCGATATCTTCGCGCTCTGGACAGCGCCATGCTGAACGAGCGCATCCGGGCGAACGGCGATGAGGAGGCCATTGTCGGCGAGATCACCTTCGGGCCGTTTTCCAGCCCGCTGATGAAGGCGATCTTCAAGCGCTTCGGCAAGAAAGCGTTCGGGCGGTCGAGCGCGTGCGCTGAGTTCGAGAGCTTTCTTCACGCCATCGCTGACGAGCGAAGCGCGGAATTCGTCATGAAACGAGTGGGCAAGAAACCTCTCGGAGATTGCTGCCTTGAGATCGGCACCTTCCACGGTATCACCGCGATCATCCTGTCGCAGTTTTTCGACAAGGTGATCTGCGTCAGCGTTGACGAAATGCCGGTGATGAAGCGCGAGATTGTGGATTATCTCGGCATCAAGAATATCGCGTTCTACGATGCGAAGGACAACAAGGACAAGGCCGCGTTCATCAACGCCGCGAAGTTCGATTTCTGCTATCAGGACGGCGACCACACGCACGATACTTATAGCGATTTCGATCTGGTGAAGCGCTGCGGGCGCGTGCTGTTCCACGAATTTTGGCCGCTGCAAGCGCCGGTCTGGAACCTGGTCAACAGCCTGCCGCAGGACGAAGTTATTCATGCGCAATTCGATTGCCTCGCCTATTGGGAGAAGAACCCTCTCCCATCGGGGGAGGGCAGGGTGGGGGAGATAGGGTCGATCAATGGATAGGCTGATCAAGCGCCTAGACGCAACGCCTGACGCCGACCTGAT